CTTAAAACTAAAGTTGAGAGGTTTTTAGAAGATGGAAATGTTCCACACTTACTTTTATATGGTAGAGCTGGTGGCGGCAAAACCACACTTGCTAAAATTATTGTTAATAATGTTGAGTGTGATTATCTATATATTAATGCGTCGGATGAACGAAATATAGACTTGGTTCGAGACAAGTTGAAGAACTTTGCTTCTTCAATTGGTTTCAAACCTACCAAAATAGTCATACTGGATGAAGCGGATTATTTAAATGTAAATTCTGCCCAACCAGCTCTTCGTAATTTAATGGAAACATTCTCACAACATTGTCGGTTTATATTGACTTGTAATTATGTTGAGAAAATCATTGAACCTATACAAAGTCGTTGTCAAACATACAAGATAACACCACCATCTAAGAAAGAAGTTGCGTTACATTCCAAGACTATCTTGGAGAAAGAGAACATATCTTTTGACTTAGATGATTTAGCACTTGTGGTAACTGCTGGTTATCCTGATTTACGAAAAGTTATCAATGATTTACAAAGACAATCTATCGATGGTCAGTTGAAAATTGATAAACAAGGAATGTTACATAATGAGTTCAAACTTCAGTTCTTAGAGATGATTCAAAATAACGCTGATATCAGAACTATTCGTAAGTTAGTTGCCGATAGTAGTTTTAGTGATTACACAGAGTTATTTAGATTACTTTATGACGAAGTGGAAACTTTAACTGGTGATAAGATACCAGAATTGATATCTGAAATATCAGTTGGTGCTTATCAAGATGTGTTAGTAGTAGATAAGGAGATTAACTTTATTGCTACAGTATCGAACATATTGAGGAGATTACAATGAGTACAAAACCAATGAAACCATTACCACAACAACAACCACAAATTGATTTGAGTGATGCAGAAACCATGACTTGTCAGAAATGTAATAATAAAATTTTCATACAAGGATATGTCATAAAAAGAATTTCTGCTATTGTATCACCAACTGGTAAAGAGATGATAGCACCAGTTCAAGTATTTAACTGTGGAAACTGTGGTGCAATATTACCATTGGCGGATGTAGATGAACTTATTTAGTTGGATAAACGAACTATTTGTCGGTAAACGAGATTGGGATTCATTTTCGGATGCCGACAAAAAGAAGTTTAGTCCATTTATGGTTAATCGGTATTTGAGTATGGGTGAAGATTATTTACCACTAGTAAATCATTTTCAGAAATTCACAATAGAAGTTATGCCACCCAAGGTAGTATATCAGTTCTATTGTAGTTTACTACCAAAGAAAAAGACTTACTTAAAGTATTTAAGTGGTAAGAAAGAAAAGACAAATGACAAAGTAGTTCCATTTATTATGGAATATTTTGAAGTGAGTAAACTTCAAGCGGCTGAGTATTATGACTTGATGCCAAAAGAAGATTTAAAATTACTGATAAAAAAGTTTGGTAAATCGGATAAAGAGATAAAGGGAATGAGGATTAGATGAATAAGTTATGGATGGCTATTGGCGTGTCTATGATAGGTCACATTGTGGCTTGGTTTCATATGCAAGGTCAATTCAAATATGAATGGGCAAAAAGTTTTTGGTGGATACTTTTGGGTGGTATACCTATAAGTTTCACTTTTTATTATGGAACTAGATGGTATTATGAATATTTTGGAAATTATTGGTATGTTAGACCAATTGGCTTTGGTATGGGTACTTTGGTTTTTGGTTTATTAACTTGGTTAATGTTAAATGAAGTACCAGATACAAGAACAATAATAAGCTTGATTTTATCAGTTATTATTATTATAATACAATTATCACATGTAATAGTAAAGTAGAGGAAAGTATGAACATAAAAGAGAGAGAGTTAGAAACTAAAATAGCCAATCCTATAGATGATCCAGAGCGTAAACTGAATGTAGTTAATCAGATGGAAAAAGAATGGCCTGAAATGACAACAGAGTTTAAAAAATTACAACGAGAACAATATATTTTGTTTTGTAATAAACAACATGATTATGGTCCTGGTAATATATCTGTGGGAACACAATTACAGACACCAGAGGAAATTAAATTGTCATTGACAGGTTTGTGGTTTAGAATGAATGATAAATTACAACGAGTAAAAACATTATTACTCGGTGACAAACAATCTGCAGTAAAGGATGAACCTTTGGAAGATGCATATTTAGATGTTAGTAATTATGGAATAATGGCGACAATAGTCGGTAGAGGAAAATGGGGTAAATAATGAATAAACAATATTGGGGTGAAACAAAACTCAAAGAAAAAAAGAATTCTCAACCTAATAATGAAAAGCACATTTCAGTACAAGATAATAAGATATATTATTATTCAGGTGTAAATAGAGATAGTGCTGTCGAATTAAATAAAAAAATTGGTGAATTGGAAACTAAATCCTTGACTTTATCAAAAACTCTTGGTATATTACCACCACCAATTAAATTATTTATCAACTCAGGTGGTGGTTCGGTAACTGCTGGTATATCATCTATGGATACGATATTGAGATGTCAAGTGCCAGTTGAAACTTATGTTGATGGATTCTCAGCGAGTGCTGCTACTTTTTTAACTGTTGTTGGTAAAAAAAGATATATGAGTAGAAATTCTTATATGTTAGTTCATCAGTTATCAAGTAGTTTTTGGGGAACTTATGCTAACTTTGAGGATGAGAAACAAAATCTTGATTTAATGATGAAAACTGTAAAAGATGTTTATAAAAAATACACTAAACTACCTATGAAGAAACTTGATGAAATATTGAAACATGATTTAATGTGGGATGCTCAGACTTGTTTGGATTATGGTATGATTGACGAGATAGTATGAAGTCGATATCACATTCACAGTTTACATCTTATAACGAATGTAATCTAAAGTGGAAACTTAGATACATTGATAAATTAAGTTTATCTGGTGGTAATATTCACACTTTATTTGGTTCTGCTATGCATACGGTACTTCAAGAGTATTTAGTGACTATGTATAATAAATCAATCGTGGAAGCTGATAAGTTAGATTTAGAAAGTATGTTAAAAGACGAGATGATAAAAGAATTTAATATCATCAAGGCGAGATGGAAAACAATACCTTGTGAACAAAAAGACCTTGTGGAGTTTTATCAAGATGGTGTTGAGATAATTAAACATTTTCATAAACATCGTAATAAGTATTTTATGAAAAAGAATTATGAATTGATTGGCGTTGAAGTTCCTATTTTTATGAATATACAAGAAGGTGTTCAATTAAAGAGTTTTCTTGATGTAGTTATTAGAAATAAGATTTCTGGCACTATCACTATTATTGATTTGAAAACTGCCACTCGTGGGTGGTGGGATTATCAGAAGAAAGACTTTTATAAGAAATCTCAATTATTGATGTATAAACAATTTTATTCAGAGAAATTCAATGTACCACTTCATAAGATTGATGTTTATTTTTTGATATTGAAAAGAAAGATTGCTAAAAAATCCGATTTTCCAATTAGTAGATTACAAAGATTCGAACCGGCACATGGTAAACCAAGTGTTAATAAGACTATGAAGGCATTTCACGAATTTCGTGAATTGATTTTTGATTCAAAAGGAAATCATAGAACTGATAGAGAGTATTCAGCAAAACCTGGTAGCGCTTGTAAGTTCTGTGAATTTTATGATACGGAGCATTGTAAATGGGGCAAGATCCTTTAAAAGTAGGAATAGTAGGTAGTCGTAAATACGAGAACCGAAAGAAGATAAAAGAATTTATCTTTAAGTTAAAAAATGATAAAGGTAATGATACTATAATAGTGAGTGGTGGGTGTAAACAAGGAGCTGATTATTACGCTAAAAAATATGCTCTTGAATTAGGACTACAATATGAAGAGTATCCACCGGCACATCAAGCACACAATTTGTATTGTCCATTACATGAGAGAAACTATGGTAAACCATATAGTGTAAAAAACTTCTTTGCTCGTAATAAACAGATTGCTATACATTCAGAATATGTAGTTGCATTTATACCAAGAGGTGATGATGCCAGAGGTTCTATGTCAACGATAAACTATGCTAAAAAATTTGGAAAAAATACACTTGTTATTGATTAATAAAATATATTTATATATATAGAGTTATTAACAAGGAATTGGTTATGAAACATAAAGCAAAATTAACATCAGTTAAGATATTGAAAAGTCTATACGAACAATTTAAATTTAAAACAGTAAATTCAAATATGAATCTACAAAAACTTGTAAATCGTTCAATTCATCAATATCTAAATGATATGACAATTAAAGAACGAATGGAAAGTTATGACAAACTTTTCGTAAGTGGGAGTAGGTATTAATGATGCAATTAAGAGAAGATATTATTGAAGCTCTTACAAAAAAATTTGAGGGTGAGATTTCTGCACATAAAGTCAATGTCGAAATTATGTTAGAAAATACTGTCGGAGTGGGTGAACATCCTAATATTATAGAAACAGTTGAACAAGAGTTAGAGATAATTGCAAGTTATGAAGATAAGTTAAATGCTTTGAAAAAACATTTTACAGATTCAAACACTAAGAAGAAAGAGGTATTGAATGGCTAAGAAGAAAATTTTATTGATGTCTGATGATTTGAGAATGCATAGTGGAGTAGCTACTGTATCAAAAGATATGATAGTGGAAACACTTGACGAATTTGATTGGGTTCAGATAGGTGGAGCTATAAATCATCCCGAAAAAGGTCAAATTGCGGATATGTCTAAGGCGATGTTAGATTTTGGTATTAAAGATCCTTATTTAAAGATTTATCCAGTTGATGGATATGGTGATGAGGATATATTAAGAGATGTAATTGATGCTGAAAAACCTGATGCGATTTTACATTATACAGATCCAAGATTTTGGATTTGGTTTTACAATATGGAAGCTGAAATTCGTAGGGATATTCCTATTTTCTATTATAACATTTGGGACGATTTACCAGATCCTCAATATAACACAAATTATTATCGTAGTAGTGATTTATTGATGGCAATATCAAAACAAACTTATGGTATTAATAAAAGATTATTAAAACCACAAGGGTATGAGGATTGGCAAGTTACTTTTGTTCCACATGGTATTTCTGAAAGAAGATTTCATAAAGTCGAAGATGATGATGTCAAAATGATAGATTTTGAAGAAAAACATCAATTGGACGATAAGAAATTTAAAATATTATATAGTAATCGTAATATCAGAAGAAAACAACCTGGTGATGTGATTATGGCGTATAAATATTTTATGGATGAATTGACTCCCGAGCAAAGAAAAGAATGTGTGTTGATTTTTCATTGTGCACCAAAAGATGAAAACGGAACTGATTTGCCAAGAGTGAAAAGACATTTAATTCCAGATTATGATATTTGTTTTACATATGATACAGATGGTAGACCATTTGGTGATGAGGAAATGAATCTACTTTTCAATTCAGCTGATGTGTATGTTAATTTAGCATCTAATGAGGGGTTTGGATTAGGTAGTTGTGAGGCACTTACAGTTGGTACACCGATTATTGTCAATACTACTGGTGG